CATAATAACATACATAAGCCCAATGCACCCAAAGGCACTAAAGTCTTGCTTGAAGTGGGTGATATGCTAGTATATAGTGGCTGTGAACTTGAACATTGGCGAGAGCCTTTTCAAGGGCAAGTATGTGGACAAGTGTTCTTACACTATAACCACAGAAACGGACCTTTTGCCGAAAAAAATAAGTTCGATAAAAGACCGTTGTTGGGTATTCCACCAATAAGGAATATGTAATATAATGAGGTTATATGCTACAAAAAATAGGTTTTCAGCCAGGTATAAACAAACAAGTCACAGAAACTGGAGCAGAGAGTCAGTGGGTAGATTGTGATAATGTTAGATTTCGTTATGGAACACCAGAAAAAATAGGCGGTTGGAAACAATTAGGAGAAAGTAATCTTACAGGTGCTGGTCGAGGACTACACCATTTTGTAAATAGTCTAGCTAGAAAATACGCGATTATAGGAACAAACAGAATTTTATATGCTTTCTCTGGAGGTGTGTATTATGATATACATCCAATTAAATCTACAACCACGCTTACAAGTGCATTTACCACGACTAACGGATCACCGACAGTTACAATAACCTTTTCTAGTCCACACAGTATATCAGCACAAGACATAATATTATTAGATAATTTTTCTACAATCACTGGTTCAAACTTTGTAGAGGCAGATTTTAAAGATAAAAAATTTATGGTTACAACTGTGCCTACGAGCACAACACTAACTATAACAATGCCATCAAATGAATCAGGATCTGGTGCAACAACATCAGGTGGTATCAGAGTGCAACATTACTATCCAGTAGGACCAGCTGTACAGGCAAAAGGTTTTGGTTGGTCACTGGGATCTTGGGGTGGTACAGTCGCTGGTAATCCAACAACCACACTACAAAACGGTATCAATAGCTCTGCAACAACTGGTATTATATTGGTTGACTCATCACAGTTTCCAACTGCAGGTACAAACTTTTTACAAATAAACAGTGAAGAAATATCTTATACAGGTATTGCAGCCACGGGAGAACTTACAGGTGTAAC